AGCTTAAAGTCATCAATACTTCTTGTTGGGTTTACTACCCAAGTTGGTCTTTTAAGTGCAAACACTCCTGGATACTTATACGAAGTAATTACATCTTCGTCCCACTCAATATCTAAAGAGTTACCCTCTGCATTTTCTGGTAGATCTGGGTTCATAATAAAGGTATGTTTTTTCTGGATACTTTCTTTTTCAGCAATTACAGAATCATATCTTTGTGAGATAAAGTCTCCAGGAAAACGTGGGAAGGATAGCAAGGCTACCTTGCCAAGGTCTGGAAATCGTGAGTCTACAGATGCACGAAAAGCTTTATAAATGTTATCGGCAGTCTTGCCTTGGTCATTACCCCCACCAATCTCTTGTGCAAACCCAGAAATCTCATCAAGCACTGCAAGAATAAGGTTAAGGCCCTCGTGAGACTCACGCTCTGAGTGTCCAGAGTAAACTGTGATTGCTTTGTCAAACTCTATTGACTCTGCCTTTGCGTAAAACTTTCCAGCAAACCATGGAGATCTTTCTATCTTTGATTTAAATCCTTTGAAGAAAACGTTCTTAGCTTGCTGAGCATTAATCGCCACGTTAATGATATCAATTGCATCGCCACCTGGTTTTCCGAAGTATCTCGCTGGGTCTTTAAGACAAAGGAGTTTGTATACGATGTAAGAACAAGCAACAGTAGACGTAAAATCTTTACCAGATCCTTTACCAAGCTGTAGAATAACTTCATTCTTTGTGTATTTTTTATAATATCTGGTTCCTTCTTCCTGTCCCATTAAATTAACTAAATCTTCTAGCTTATAGATTTGACTCATTGCTTCTACGATGTCGTACTGAACATCAGACAGTGGGGGCTGACCTAAATAGTCTTCTCCCTCTACGAAAGTTTTTGCGTCGACTGGGGTTTCATCAAAGTTGCTATCTTTTAAAACATCCAAGAAGTCATCAAACATCGCTGACAATTGTGATTACCTCTTTGTCTTTTGAAACAGAGGATAGCCTACGCATAATCTCGTCTCTCACCTGTGGATATTCTGAAGCAATGTCTTTAAGAATGTTTACCAACACTTCTTGCTTTCTTTCAATCTCTAGCATCTCTTCTGCAAGCTCTTTATTTTCTAGCAGTCCAGCTTTTTGCAACATGTCAATTCGTCTAGCCTCAATATCTAGAACTAACTTAATAGCAGCAGTTTTTGCACTAAGGTTTGCAGTTGTGGTTGCATCATCAATAACTTCGTAAGCTTTATTAATTAGTTTATTATAGTGTGTGTCTGCCCCCACCAAGGCTTCCTTGGCTCTTGCACGGATAGCTGCATTATCTGAAGCCATTTGCTTCCACTCGTTGATATACGTTACAACTTTTTGTCGTGGGATATCTAGCTCTTTAGATATTTGAGTAGGCTCGCTACCCTTAAGGTATTCTTCTACTACCTTGTTTACCTTATCTAGATGTTCTACTAGGTTGTCTTCAGTCGACATTCTTTCTACCCCTTTTTATTGGTATTAGTTTAATTCTATCAGATCTGAACGATCTACATGCGGAAACTGAGTTTTTGCTGAATTCAAAGCAGTCTATCCACTGAGCTCCAGTCTCCTTGTTTGTTACCAAGCTGTCAAACTTAAACCTTGACCCATACTCTCCAGCAATTTTTATAATGTCTCCAGTTACCACTAGCCTGCTACCTACCTGTATTTCTTTAACTCTGTCAAACTTGGTTTCTCTTATAGGAGAAGACCTTCTTTTATTCACGAGATGATCTTTCCTTTGCAATTTTTAAAAGAATTAGATATCCTAGCAGGTCGTCGATCTCGTTATCTCCTGGCCAATCGTGCCCATTCTGTATTCGAGAAAGCTTGTCGTCAATTCGAACAAGCAACTGCTCCACGTTGTCAGTCTTTGAGAATATTCTCGAAGGGTGTAGTGCAGAGTCTCCATAAGATCTATTCTTGGAAATCAACAAATCTTTTACTTGATCTGAAACTCTTTCAATATCTTTTTCTGTTTGTATGCTCATCTTCTACTCTTTCTTAGTCCGAACTTTGCTAAATAAACATAGATAGTTTCTACGCTTGTTCCACATTCTTTTGCGATTTCTTCTGGACTCTTCTTGTCCATCCAATACCTTTTTTTAAGCCATGCCTCACTAGTATACAACTTTGCAGCCATTTTTACAAACCGATCTTTCCTGGATTATTTACAGCATAGTGTCCAATTGCTATTGCATCTGCCACATCGTTATCATCTATCTGCTTGTCGTAATAGGTGTTAACAAACTTAATTGTTCTTTGCTTTCTAAATTCTCTTTCTATGGTCTTTAAAGTAGACGGAGCTTTGTTGGGGTTATTCTTTGCTACCTCCAGTTTTTCTGGAGTAGTAAGCTTTTTGTTTCCTATAAAGTTTTGCCATGTAATAGGGCTGACAGATCCAAATCTTTTTACTCCAACAATCCTTGCTGCCCCAAGAAGGCCACCTTGAACTAGGGCAAGATCTGCAGCAGTCTTTGGGCTATTCATAAATACCGTGTGCTCAATAACAATTGCATCAATATTAAACTTATCAAAAAAGGCCACTGACTTTCTTGCAGCATCTCCTACTTTGGAATAAGTGTCTGGTCCTTTAAAATTAATCTTGCCACAGGCAACCAAAGTCTTATCGTTAAAGATGGCAAACGCTAGGTTATTAGTACTGGCATCAATCGCACAGATGTTTTTCGGGGTATCTATTAATAGATTAAGGTTTACCATTAGATAACCTCTTTATATCTTTCAGGGCAATGGATATGTCAACTGGATTAATTAGACACTTACTACAAATTTGTTCATCGTTATAAATTGACAAGTTCTGCTCACACTTCTTGCATTTTCTAACCTTACCAGCCCTACGACTAATCCTAGAGAGTTGATATCTTTCAGTGATCTTTTGTTTAGTAGCTCCGTCCCTGCACTCAGGAGAGCAATATATTTGATAAGAAACTTTTGTTTCAAAACTGTTGTCACACCATTGACAATGCTTCATCTAGAGGCTCCAAAGATTTGATCTTTACCTCTCCAGTTCCCGCTGCATCACAAGTTGCCCGAATCGGACAGGTCTTGCAAATCTTTGAATTGGACCTATAGTTTTTCTCTGGCAGGGTTTTACTTTCCCAAGCCTTTCTGACTGTTCTCATCCATTCAAAAGCGTTCTCTACCCACTTAAAAGAATATTCATTTAATTCTACAGGAAAAATTAATAGCTCATGATTGTTCTTGTTTTCATAAATCATAACGGCCTTGCCCTTATTTAAAATTTTCATATAAATAAGTAGCTGAATCAAGTGGCCACCCTTTGGTTTTCCTGCTAGCTTTCTATATTCAAAACCTTCATTTGGCATAGTTTTAATTTCACCAAGGAGGTCTTGACCATCCCAATCTAAAACAACATCTCCATAACCAAAAATCGGTGGATCGGAATATGTTATTTTAAATTCTGAATCTTTAAGAATTCCAGCATCGCCCATAGCTTTCTGGATTCTTTCATGTGACTTTGTTCCCGCAGTCATATTTGCTCCACCGTATGCATCCGCATTGTCTGTAAACATGGCACCGTTAAAAGCAAGGTACCAGTATCTAGGACATTCTCCATGTGAGTATGCTATGGTTGATGGGGCAAAGCTTGTTTTTGTAGTAAACTTGTCTACACGGTTAACAATATAGCCAGACTTAATTTTTTCAATAAGGGCTGCCTGGTCTAAAAAGGAAGGCCTAGAAGCAATCTTTTGCTCTGTCTTTATCATTATTTGTTGCAGCAAACTTTTTGTCATTGTTAGGCTCTTCTCTATATCCTTCTAGTATACACTATCTAGCGATATATTTCAAGGCTGAGACCAAGTTATTAATAGCTTCTGCGGCAGTATAGTATAGATTTTTCTTGCCTCGATCAGACTTATCTACATTAGCCATCCAGGTAGCTTTAAAAGCCATCTTCGCAGCTATTGCTTGCAACCTTACTATCTCAATGGTGACTACGTTAATAGGAATGTCTGGCTTAATAATTACCTTGGCAATGAAGGTGAGGGCCGTATTCAGCTCCTCATCCTGCATATACTCTGCAATTTCAGATAGCCCGTTGATTGAGTCAATCGTTGTCTGCTGTTGTTCCATGATAATATTATACCTCAGATTCCCTGTCGTAGCCAGAGATAGCCTGCTTCTCTTTTGTTGTTGCACTGCCCTTACCCACAAACCAAGGAAGTAATTCGTGATAAAGATCTACCAGAAGGTTTACATCCTGAATCTGGTACTCCTTCATTTCCTTCCAAGCTTTCTTGTCGCCTTCCATGCAACGAATCCATAGTTTAAATCCAGAGTGTTTTACCTTGGCACCAACGTCTAGCTTTTGTGCAACGTAATCTAGCTTGTTTGATGGGAACAAAAAGTTAGCTTTTGTAATCGTCATAAGATCTAGATCTTTTGTCGGTGATGGTGGTAGCATTTTATTCTCTAGGAATTCCCGATTGATATGCTTGTGGTCAAAAGCTGCGGAGTTCCAGCCAACCAACAGGTCTGCCTCATCCATTAGCTTATGTAGCTCCTTTAGCATCTCTTTCTTTCCGTCGTGATGAACGGACTTAAAGATTACCTTCTTGCCGTCTAGCCACCTTGCACCAAAGCAAAGCATTTCTGTACTCTTAATAATTTGATCAATGCTAATGTTCTGGTCCCATAGGCCCCACGCATAAACCTGCATTGGTGTTGTTTCTATATCTAGTAATAGTATTTTCATTTTTTATTTTCCTGTCAGTTCTTCTAGTATTGATAATTCTATAATCGCTAATCTTGTTTTCATTCCAGACTCTCCTAGTACCACTACGATTGCTGGATCGTTATTGTTTTTAATAGCATCGGTAGTTGCCTTTGCCCACACATCTTTATTCAAGGTGAACGACTTGCCAACTTCCTTAAAGTCAACAGTAAAGTTTTCCCATGAGGCATCGCCCTTGTGCAAGCCTCTGCCAGAGTTCTTGTGCTGCTTAGCACCTAGCCTCTTGCTTTCACTTCTCTCGCTCATAATCCTTCTTTCGTTTTGGCTTTAGGCTTACGTTCGTAAGATGCTTTTCTGAACACATCCAGCTGAGCAGCTTGTCTTCTCCATAGCAACGCAAAGAGGTAACTTCTTCTTTGCAGGTATGACACTTAAAGATACCGCTAATAACTATATATTTAGACATCTAGCTTGCTTCTAATTGAGGCCTCTAGATCTTTGTCTTCTCTTACTTTATTGACAAATCCATCCCTACCCTGGACCTTAGACCCGTCTGGGAGGATGTACCAGGCCCCAGAACGCTCTACAATCCCTAAAAGCTCTGCAGTGTCCACTAGGTCCCCAATGGCGTCTATACCGATTGTATCGCCTCTGAAGTAGAAGTCATATTCCCCAGCATCTCCTGGGGCAGAGGTCTTAGAGTTCTGGACTTCCCAGAGGACTCTCCTACCCAGCTTTTGCTCAATTAGCTTATCCCCAACCTTGATCTTTCCTTTGATAGCCTTAGAATCTGAGCTAGAAGAAAACAGCTTGACTATTGTAGAGGACATAAATTGAGTGGTCAAACCTCCTGTGGGAACGGACTGAGTGTACATAGCCTGGATGTTGTTCCTAGCTTGAGAAATTGCAATTATCAAAGCTGGCTTTTCACGATTGTTGGCGTAGTTTAGCATCAGCCAAGCATGCTTTAGGTCTTTAGACTCTGCACCAATTTGTTTGGTCTGGTCTAAAGCCTTTAGCTCATCAGAATCTTTTTCAAAGTATACAGCTGGAAGGAGAGAGCTAATGCTATCAATAACAATAATGTCTACGCCAGCATGAAGAAGTGCAACACCAACGTCCACCATATCGTTTATACTTCTAGCTTCGGAGTATATTAGTTTAGATGTGTCTACCCCAAGCTTTTTTGCCCAATCTTCGTCATAAGACATCTCTGCATCTACCCAAGCACAAAGCTTTCCTTCTTTCTGTGCCAGAGCAATTGTTTGTAAGCATAGCGAAGACTTTGCACTAGACTTGCTTCCCCAAAGAAGAACTTGTCTACCATATGGAAAGCCACCACCTAGTGCTCTGTTAAGACCTACGCTTGGTGTAGGCTGTAGTTCTGTTTTAACACCTACTCCAGAACCAATTCTTTTTCTAATCTTTGGATCTAAAAGTGCAAAAGCTTCTTCTATAGTTGTCATTAAAACTTTACTCCGTGTCTTTCTGGTCGTGACTTATTAAAACTAGTCTTGTTGTTTAGAGCTATCTGTAGCTCTTGGTCGACATATCCATTATCCACCAATCCTTGGTATAAGTCAAGTGTTCTGATTATAATGTCTGCCATTTCATCAGCAACTTCTTGCTTTCCCTTATCTTTACGAATAGCTTCCATTACCTCTACCGCTTCTGACACGATCATCATTAGCTGCTTGGTAATAAAAATATCGTCTACTTTGTCTGGCCAAAATCCTTTTTCCACCGCAATGTTGTGAATGTCTTTTGCCATAGTGTCTAATGAGTTATATATCATTTACGTCCTCCATAATTATTGTTCCATCTTTTGTTTTTCCAAAAGAGAAGCTGTAAGCAGACCCCTCTTGAACTTTCATGTATGCCTTTGGAAAGGCTGTTGGAAAGACCGTTACTGAGTGCAGGTTCCTAGAGCTATCTGCAAGTGTTAGGGAAGCCATCTTTTTTCCAGCCTTGGTAATTCTTGGCTTAAAGGAAACCACAAACATGTCTTCATCTTTGTAAGGAAGCTGTTTGTATCCTAGGAATTTTACAAGGGCATTATTGGATTGTTTAATTTCGTCCACAGGGATAGCAGTAACAATCCTATTGTTATCGCATAGAAGGAGGTAACTCCTACCAGCCTCAATAGTGGTTTGCTCTTCATCAAATATACCTACGCTTCCAGTCTTATCTAAGACTTCAACACGTGACCAGCCTTTACCACGCTTAATAGATTTTACCATACCCATCAAAACGAATGCACCCTTTTCTTCAAACTCTTCTATTGGGTTAATAAAGGCATAGTAGTGAGATGGAACGGTTATGTTGAACTCTGGAAGATTTAAAAACTCATAAAGGTTTTCTTTAATCTCTTCTTCGTTTCGTGGATTATCTTCAAAGGTGGCTGCACCAATCACACGTAAAGCTTGTAGCGATCTTGTGTTTACCCCACTACCCTTGGCAAGGGTAAACTCTTCCAAATGCTTGTAGCTCTTGAATGGTCTTTGAGCAATGTACTTTGCAGCAATGTTATCAGAGATAAACTTAATGGCAGTTAGTCCAAAACGAATTCCCTTGCCCTCAATCTTAAAGTCTGCATCAGAGTCGTTAACGTGAGGTAGCTTAACTGAGATACCCATACGCTTAGCTTCAATTAGATACTCTGTTCTAGTATCTTTATCTTTTTCATTCTTTAGCAATGAGTACATGAACTCTAGTGGGTAGTAATACTTTAACCATGCTGTCCAGTATGAAAGAGTCGAGTACGCTACAGCGTGAGACTTGTTAAAGGAATACCCTGCGTGTGCCTCAAAGTCTTGCCACAAATCTCTTGCAGAGTTAGGAGCCATAAACTTAGAAGCACCATCAATAAACTTATCCTTAAACTTGTCGAACTCTTTTGCATCTTTTTTCTTACCAATAATTTTACGAACCTGATCAGCTTCTGCCATAGTCATTCCGCCAAGCTCTGTACAAGCCTGCATAACTTGTTCCTGGTATAGAATACACCCATAGGTCTCAGCAGTAAAAGCTTTCATCACCTGGTGGTGGTAAGAGATGTTCTGCTTACCGTGCTTACGAGCAATATAGTCTTTACCAATGGTATTGGCAGCACCTGGACGAACCAAAGCATTAGATGCAGCAAGTTCTGCAAAGTTTTTAATGCCCATCTTTACAAGAAGGTTGGTATATGGGGTGGCTTCACACTGAAACACACCCTTAGTGTACCCAGAAGAAAGCATCTCATAAACCTTTTGGTCTTCCATATTTACAGAAAGTAGCTCTAGTTTTTTATTGTGTCTCTGCTCAATAATCTTTAGAGTATCTTGTAGTACGCTAAGAGTCTTTAGACCCAGAGCGTCAATCTTAATTAAACCAATACGTTCTGCCTCAGCCATGTCTACTGCAACTACTGGAATTCTTTCGTCTGACCCAGGAGAGGATCTGGTTTCCATTGGTGCATACCTAAAGATTGGTTCTTTAGATGTTACAACTCCAGCTGCATGTATTCCTGTACCACGGATTCTTCCACGTAGCTGTTCTCCATATCTTTCAATCTCTGGGTACTTCTCACGAAACTCAACGGTAGACTTTGATGTGCAGTATTCATCCCAAGTATCAACGAGCTTCATCACCTTGTTTACGTCTGGCAGAGGAATGTTTAGCACACGAGCAATATCTCTTACAACACCCTTGTCTTTAAAAGATAAGAATGTTGCGATAGAGGCTACGTGTCTATACTGTCTTACAAGATAGTCTTTAACTTCTTCACGACGGTTATCTTGGATATCTGTATCAATATCTGGGAAGTCATTACGTTCTGGATTAATAAATCGGAAGAAAAGTAGGCCATGTTTGATTGGGTCAATATCTGTAATGCCCAAGGCGTAGCAGAGTAGTGATCCAGCAGAAGATCCACGACCTGGACCTACCATGATGTCTTCCTTCTTTGCCCAAGCAATCATGCTACGAACAACGAGAAAGTATGGACCAAAGTTTTTATCTTTGATAATCTTTAGCTCTTCATCAAGTCTTTCTAGGTATTCAGAATTTCCCTCAAAGCCTCTTTCCTTTAGGCCTTCTAGGGCTAATATCTTTAGCTCTTTGTCTGGGTCTTTGTATTGAACTGGCAAAAGGTTTAGGTGGTCTTGAATGTTATAGTCTTCAATCTTATTTGCTATCTCAAGAGTATTCTCATACATATCATCTCTATCAATACCCTGAGCTTCCATAGCAGAACGCATCTCTTCGTGAGAGAGCAAGTGAATCTCAAACTTGTTAAAGCTCATCTGTCTATCTGCACCATACAGATAGTCCAACCTATCCATGAGGTTATCAAACTTTTTAGACTTATCGTATGTGGCATCCTTCTCAACCTTATTAGAATAGGTATTAAGAATAAGCTTTAACTCTTGGATTTCCTTTTGCTCTGGACCAGAGTGGTGACAGTCTGGAGTTACCACAGGCTTGATATTAAATTCATCTGCTAGCTCTAGGATTGTCTTATTCATCTCTGGTGGATTGTGTGGCATTACTTCAAGGTAGTAGTCATCACCAAAGGTATCTTTGCACCACTTAATGTGTGTCTTAGCAAAGGCTAAGTTGCCTGCCTCAATTGCCTTGGCCAAAACTCCACTAAGGCATCCAGAAGTAACTACAATACCTTCTTTATACTGCTCTAATACTTTCCAGTCAATTCTAGGCTTTTTGAAAAAGCCCTCTGTCCAAGCAATTTCGTTTAGCTTGTTTAGGTTTTCTAAACCTTTTGGGTTCTTGGCAAGAAGGACAATGTGGTTGTAAACAAGATCTAATGGTCCTGTTCTCTCGTCTTTATCACGACGGTCAAAACGATCCTCCGTTATATATCCTTCTACGCCAAGTATTGGCTTGATGTCTTTTTCTTTTGCAGCACGATACATTTCTCTGTGACCAGACAAAGAACCGTGGTCAGTGATTGCAATAGCAGACATCCCAAGTTCAGATGCACGATCTACATACTCTTGTGGAGTTGCGATTCCATCAAAGAGTGAGTAGTGCGTGTGAACGTGTAAGCCAACATACCCCATATACTTTTACCTACTACCAGTCAATATTGGTAGCTGATGTTGATGATGGAGAGTCAAAGCCCAAGTAAAAAGCTTCCTGCTCTGCATACGGAATATTCCTTAGAGCTAGCTCTAGTGGGAATGCTTCTACTCCAGACCAGTTGTATGGCTCTGTGTCAGGACCAGATGGGAACAACGTGTAAGTTGTTTCTGTGCCCTGGCCACTACGCTTTAGCTTCCAACTCAGGTTTGAAATGCTTCCAGTCTCTAGTGCATACTCACGAATTGTGTTGAATGCAGACTGCTTGCTGATACCCATAGACCAGATTGCAACATACGGATCTTCGATTCCGTCGTCGACTAGGACGTTGCAGTAAAAACGAAGACGTGCCTTCCAGCCAGCCTTTGGATCTTTACGGTGCATCTCTTCTGCCCAGTCTCGGCCTTCTGTTTCCATTGTGTCTACAGCCTTACGCTTGTAGTCCTTTGGATTTGTGTGTTCCTTTACTACAATTGCTAGACCACGCTTTGCATCATAGTTTGACGAGTCTTCGTCTAGCTCTTCAATAAAACGGATCTTTACAGCCTGTCCGTCAGCTAGCTTTAGCCAGCGAACCTTGCTGCCAGTTCCTTCGTACTTTGGTTTGTCAAGCAGGGCGTTGATATCTTTTAGTCCCTTTGTTACGCTCATATTGTTCTCCTATTTTATTTGTTGTTTTTTATTTTAGCATATTGGCAATAGCGTTGTCAAACTTAAAGTCTAATGACTTTATGTCTTCGTCCGACATATCCCCAATGTCTTTGTATTTATTATCTAGCTGTATTACGGAAACACGAGAGCCAAGCTTTTCTAAAAGCCTATTCTTCATGTTACCGCCCGCTTCATCGTTATCTGCAATAACAATAATGTTATTGAAGTACTTTTGAAGAAGATCTATTTGCATGCTAGAGACATTTGCCCCTAGAGTTGCCACTGCAGAAAGGCCAACCTGATCTAGCCTAATTGCATCGAAAGAAGATTCTACCACATAAACCTGCTCTGCAGTTTTTACACGATTTATATTAAACAGGGTTTTGCTCTTGGGCAATCCTGGAGTATTCTTAAACTCTTTGCCCTCAATAGATCTTCCAACAAATCCTAAAAGCATTCCGTCTGGAGAGTGAACTGGAACAGTAACCATGTCAAAATTTTCTGAAAAGCCTAAGTTAAACTTTATCATAGATTCTTTATTGATTTTTCTACCATTAAAGTAGGTCATGGCTCTTGGAGAGTCCATAGCTTGCAAGTGAAGCTTTTTAACCTGCAGCTCATCGTAGGGAACATACTCTTGTTTAGTATGTAGCTGCCTTGTCATTTCTTGTTCAAGGTCTGTTTCTTGTTCCTTGCTTTTGATAAAGCGAACTGACTCAAAGTATGTTCTTGCAGAGGTAAACATTACAAACTCCACAAGATCTGATATTTTGTGACAAGAGAAGCAATAGAACATGCCACTCTTCTTGTCGATTTCTCCAGCTGGGCTGCGATGGTTATTGTGAAATGGGCAGAAGATTATAAAGTCGGAATCAACCTCAGACTGAACCTCTATACCCGATCCCGCAAGAACTCTTTTAATTTGCTCTTTTGTGTATAGATTACTTTTGTTCCGTCTAGTCCTATTATCCACTCTATTTTTTTCTTTCCTACGTATATTCCATATGTCGTTAATTTAAATTCAAATATTTGTGCTTCTTTATTATACCGTATTGTGAAGTCTGGGTCAATATCTAATCTTGGTACATACCCCAGAGTTTTCATCTCAATTAGTAATAGTTTTATGTATTCTATTTTTAGTCGTGCAATTGCTGAGTCGTCGTAGATGTTTCCATCTAGAGAAAAACTCTTGATCGGTTTATGGTGTAAATTGTCCATAAACCATTATAACTACTTATCTTCATAATCTTTATACTTGTACCAACCTTTATCAAAGTCTGCTTGAACTAGGAAGTCTCCCATAAATCCATTACGGTTCTTTCTAAAAACACATTCTAGGATATCACTATTTGCTGCTCTACCCATTGCCAAGACCCAGTCAGCATCGTAAGCAATCTGGCGTGACCAAGCAGTCTGACCCAGCGTAGGGACCGTATCAAGCTTTGTAACGTCATCTGGTGTGGCAGATGAGATAGCCATAATAGGAACTTCTTCTCCAATAGCCATAAGCTTTAGCTCACGAGACAGGTTTTTCATTCTTACGGTTTCGTTATCTGACTTTTGGTTAGGACTCATTAGCTGTAGGTAGTCAACAATAACAAAGTCTGGCTTATACTGATCTATCTTTCCACGAAGAACTGACGGAGTAATGTCTCCACCAGTATCATTGGATATGATATGAAACTCTGGCTTACCCTCAACGTTGACCTTGTGCCAACGCTTTAGGTCTTCAATATTTATTTCACCATTGCTTATCTTACGGTGTGACCAAAGCCCTTCGCCCATGATAGTAAATACACGGTTACGAACTTCTGTCTCTGACATCTCAAGGCTGATTACCATTGGAGACTTGCCTTGCTTCCATGCTTGTACCGCAAAGTAAAGCGAAAGCCAAGACTTACCAATACCTGGGTAGGCAAGAAAGACTCCTAGTTGTCCTGGCATAATTCCAGATGGTAGATAGTTATCAAATCCTGGCAACCCAGTCTTAATTCCAAGTATTCCTAATGCCTTTTGCTTTTGAACATTTTCAAAATAGGCTACGGCAGAATCAATATCTGTAACATCAATGTCACGGATAACGGCTGTATTCTTTTTTAGCTCTGATGTCTTGGTGATTAGTTCTTCTAGGGCTTCTGGACCTTTGCCACCCTGTACGTCTGCAGCTGTTGTCATCAGAATATCTTTAAGGCTAGAGTTAAGATACTCTGCCTGTAATTCTTCTAGGTGATGCTTTGTCGAACCTACATCTTCTGTAGTCGCAAAGTCTCTAAACTTTTCTATAACTAGGGTTGTTGGGGGGACAGATCCATTTATCTCAGAATACTTCCTGATAAACTGCCAAACATCGGTATGGGTTCGTAGCAGGTTTTCTACGTTTGCTTGCAACAAAACATGAACCTGCTTATCTTTAAGAACTGCAGATATTAGTTTTGCTTCTACGTTACTCACTTAGCCACTCCTTTGCTTGTTTTCTTCTTTCGGCACGTTCTCTTAAATCTTGTACTAGTCTTTCCCTAGAGGTTATGATAGTGTCTGCATAGTTTGCAAAATACTTCCAATTAGGATTTGGACTTACCTCAAAGTAGTAGTCTAGCATATCATAGCAGACCTCTAGAGTAAAAGACTCTATCAAAGCATCTGCTGCCCATTGTTCTACGTTTAGATTTACAATGGGCTTTTCTTCATACCTGGCTTTGTGTAGCTTAGCATACCTGCTAAGTAAAGCCATTCGGTATTTACGATCAGCCATTATTTGCTGTCAATTTCAGAAGAGGCTTCTTTAACCTTTTCTGCTAGCTTATTCTCTACAAATTCATAGACACGCTCAAAGGCTTCGTTAGTGTTTTCACTATCTCTCTTGCTGTCCGACACTTCCAGATCAATTCTTAGTGACTGAAAGTTACCTAGGTTAAGCGTATATCCCAACGCAACCCTTACTTTGGTGTTTTCGTTTTCCATACCCATATCTTTCTGTTAGATGGACTCAGACCAAATAGGAATAAACCTTCCGTCTTCTGTCTTCGTATAAGTCAGTATACCATCTCCCATACGCCTTGTCAACTCTTGTCGACTAGGGGTTATGTCATTAGTAATTAACTTATCATTTCTTGGTCTACCCATGTGGTAGGTGGCTAGTATATCACGAATTTCTTTTACCTGTGATTCTGCATAGTAAGATCTTACTTGCCAACCAGTTTCCCCGCCTTTTTGAGACCCAGTAGGGTGAGGAATAATTCCACGTTTCATTAAGCTGGGCATATACTTTTTGTGGCGATTCACAAGCTCCGCAGTTTGACCAACGGTATATGCCCTTTGTCTATTCTTTTTAAAATCTGATATCAGGCAGCTTTCAATTCTGTCTTTTACAATGTTATAAACAGACATAATTCCATTAGACTTATTTAAGTGGTGAACTCTAACTAGCTCCCCATTTAAAAACCATACCTTTTTATTTCCTGGTATAACTGGAAGAGCATTATACTCTGCCATATCTACCTGGCCGTGTCTTTTAGTCATTACTAGTTTGGAATACCAATTGCAATGATATGAACCTTGACAGCTAGCTGTCCTGCTGTATTAAATCGAACAATTCCATTTACCGCTGAATTGGTTACACTTGAAATCACAACAGAAACATCTTTACCAGAAGGCGTTGTTTCGATAAGAACTGGGCTGGCCGTAACAATTGGCGGATACTTATACTCGCCCTTAAAAGAATAAGTAAAGGGGACATCTGTTTCTGCAGATACAAGATTCAGTCCTGAATAAATAGATACTTCTCCAGCAACAACTTTTGTGTCTGTCAACAGTGTGCTCTGAAGCCCCTCGGAGGTGTTTATAGATGCGTACTTATATTTTGCAGAAGAAATCTGAGAAGACAAATCATTGATTGCTTCAACTATCTGATATACATAATTTACGTCTAGAGGCTGTCCTCTATCTGGTGTTGGTATTCTGGCCATAGCTAATTATACCACTTATCTAGCTATTTTGCAACGGGTCGGCGTTTAAGCCTAACAAGGCTTCTATTTCGTCTTGAGCTAAACCAAGTGCGGCTAATTTAACAAGAGCAGAGTCTTTAGCTATTCTTTTTGCCTCAATATAGGCCTGACGCTGTTCCTCAATAACTCTATCTAATTCCTGCTCAGATAAATAAGTTTCGTATTCCTCGTCTGTCATTTCTCTAACAAGGTCTCCAATTTGAATTTTTGGTTTAGTCATTATGCCTTTCTGTATCCGTAAACAATTATTGTTCCACCAGTCATTGTTCCACTTTCAACAGAAATGGTAAAGCCAGTTGATGAAACGGCATTCAGTATGTAGCCCGTGTAGTTACCAGCAGCAACCGTTGTAAAGAATGCTGCTGACACTCTTGTATTGCGAACCAAAAAAGGGTTGAAGATGTCTACGTACATTTCGTTATTATTACCAATGTTATTAAATCTAGATACGTTGTTGTCCCAGTTAGAAGAAACACCGCCAGTAGAAAATAGAGTCTGTATTCCACCGCCGTAATAAGTAGCGGTTGCGTTATCAAATTGAAGCCTTAGTCGAGTACCGTTAACTGTATTTGAGCTACCCTGGATATGAACACGATAGTGGTCATAAGTAGAGTTGAAAACTTCTGGTACTGTAACGCTTGTAACAGCAGTTCCAATAGGGTAAGAGGTTATAAATTCTAAACCTGGAGCTGCTGGGCTAATCCACCCAGTGGCGTAATCAGTAGATCCTGACTTGGCTAATACCTGACCAGTTGTGCCACCAGTTGGCAAAAAAGTAGAATAAGGTAGTGCTGTCCAGGTTGCGGGTGTGGTGCCGACAAGGACTCTGCCAACTTTATATTTACCAGTATCGGTTTCGTATCCAATTTCCCCAACCGCCAGTGACGGATTAACTAAAGTCCAGTTAGCGGCAGTGTCTCTTCTAAACTGTATTAGATATTTTACACTCATGCACTGCCCCCATCAAGACTTGCCTGTATTGCAAACTCTTTTGTAGATATTTCAAGTATGTCGTTTTTAGTTTTCTCTATTCCTGCTAGCTGTATGGCTATTCTCATATCCGTGATTCCAGCTCCTGTTGGTTTTAAAAAGCTGTATGAGTGTGTTGGGGATGAACCGTGGTAAGCATAGGAGCCCCAGGTTCCGCTAGTTCTAAGACTAATAAAAATATCGTATAACGATGCATCATTGGTAGTTTCCCAATCTACAATAATGGTTGTTGGAGTAACCGTAACACTAGAGGTTACATCTCTAATAAGACTTTTAGTTCCAGTGGTGCCGTCTCTAAGTGGGACTACCGTTGCATCTAGGGTATAGATTGGGGACCAGTGAGAAGTTCTGTTTTTGTCTTCAGAAATAATTCTATACCTCAGCAGGTATTCTCCATTTGGTGTTAAGGGAGGTAGTTCTTTTTTTGTAACAGTTACTTTTTTAACTGACATTTCCAGTATCCAAATCTACATCTAGTGCAAATCGAAACTCTACTAGGTTTGCAGTATTAGAAACTTTTACGATAGGTAAAAGATCTGGAGTTTTTACCACAGAGTATCCAGTTAAACCGTACAGGGGGTTAATAGAAGAAATATTTTCCAGCCTAATTGCGTCAAGTGCTACGTAATAGTCTGGGCTTGGTGTTCCTCCAGCTGCCAAAACTGAAACCCACACTTTTACAACATTAACAGTATTCCAAGTAAAGGCTGGGCTTTTAATTAATTCCCCTAGTTTTTTAGTTACAACGATATATCTATTGGTTGCAAAATTATATCCGCCTACCCCACTTGTTAGGTCTACTTGAAACTGAGCATAGTTTGTTGCAGCTTCGGCGTCACTGTCTGCAAACTCAACCAAAATCTTTACTCTGGTTGGATGAATAAGGTTTGCGGCTGTAGTTGCATTTTTATTAACAATAGAAAATGCAAGCTTTAGCTCATCGTTATCTGAATTTTTATTAAAGTCAGTACTTGCTGCAGAAAGATGAATGTGTTCGTCTCCAGAAGCAGCAGCCATTTTTGATTGGCCAGGGGCTATGGATAGGGTTGAAGTATTTCCAGCCATAAAAATTGTGTTATTTAAATACCTGCAAGACTCATATCTGTTTAACCTATTAACGTCTAGCAGTGTTTTATTGTCTGCATTGGTTTGAAAAATTGGAGAAGCTTGACTAATGATTGCTTCATCCCCTGGAGCAGTGCCTGTAGCCAAAGGACTATTTATTGTTTCTA